TAAATTAAAGTAAGATCATTCATTTCTTTGGCGTATGGATAAAGAGTTTTAGTTAATAAATTTCTATCTATTGAATTTAATGTTTTATGTTCTCTTTCGTCAAGTTTTCTATTAGTTGCTCTAGAAAAAAGCTTAAATTTTTGATAAGCAGTTGAGTATGTTTTCTTAATGTATATTTCCATACTATCAGAATACTCTTTTCCAGCGGCAGGTACTTTTTTAGGAGTATCTATGACAGGAACAGCTACTGGAATAGGAATTTCTCCCTGTTGACTAGCTGGGTTAGTACTACCAAAAATGTCTCTAGGTTCAGCCGGTAGAGGTACCAAGTCTGCGCCAGATCCACCAATACCACGGCTTGTATTGGGAATGGCTTGTAGTGGTAGGTCTCTTGCTTTCTCTGGAGGAACAGCTACAACTCTCCAGTTTCTTAAATAAACATTATGTGTTTCATCAACAAATAATCCAACCATTTTTCTTGCTTCTGCTACAGTCATCCACCCAGAATTCATACCCATATCTGCTCTTTTGAATATCTCTGTCATGTCTGTCATTAAAGCACGTACATTTGTTAGATCAAAATGTACTATAATACTATCTAGTTTTTCTTCTGACTCAAAATCTCTTAGTAATTGTAAATGAAGCTCTTCTGATAATAATTTTTGTGTAGGAATAATGTTATTTTCATACGCTGCTTCTTTTGCACTTTGCATGTTAGTAAATGAATTTTTTACTAAAAAGCCATTAGCTATAAAATTATGTGCTTGATCTACCTCAATATCGTATACATCTTCCTCCCCTATTTCAGTTATAGAAGAAATTGTATAAAAACCTAACTCTTTTGGTAGTCCAACACTTTCAGCATGAAATTCTATGTTTTTATATCTATTTAAATTATTATTTACTTTTTCTCTATAAGAAATATCCTCAAACGGTATTTCTGATAGTAGTTTTGCACTAGAAACAGCAAAAGCCCAAGCGTAATACCACTCTTTAGAGCCTGAATTTGGTAACTGGGAAACATGAATTTCCTTTTTATGCACATTAGAACTGGGTATTCCACAGCTTAAAAATAAATCCTTAAGATCATGTACTAAATTTTCATTTGCTTGACAAATAGTTGCTACTCCCCTTTTGTCAATTGTTCCATCTGAATCAATTAATCCGGCCAAATAAGCAAGGCGTAATTCTTTTGACAAACCAAAAACCCAAGAAGGAATTCTTTTAGTTACAGAATACCCATTTAATTCTAAATTAATACATTTATCTACAAGACTTCTAGATTTAAAAGAAAAACCAGATCTACTATCAGTGAATTTTGGTTGTATTGTTCCGTCTCTCCTAGTGAAATTATTATCCTTTATTACATTTCTAATAATAATCTCATATTGATCTCTTACATTATCTTTTTTTGGTAAACATACTTGAATATACCCTAGTTTTTCCCCAATGTATCCATCCCCAAGAAGCATCCCCGCAAATTTCATGAAATCAACAGACGCTAAACTACCATCTGGAAGATAAATATTTCCTAAATCTGGAGTTTCTTGAAGTTGAACTATTTTATCTCCAACTTTTAGGTTTTCTAAATATCTTGGTTCTACTCTTGCTTTTCTTTGAGAATTACCTACTTTACTACCAACACCACCTAATCCATTTTGTCTTACAAAGAAGGGATGATTAGCTGTCGCTCTGATAGTTCTGTTTTTTGTTCTAATTTCATATATTTTCTTTTTTCCAGTTAACCAGTGTGCATTAACATCATGATATTCAACTTTTCCATTATTTAGAGATAAAACCTTATCTCCTTTTTGAATATCTTTAATTTCTACTATTCCATTTTGTGTCCATATTCTTGTATAACCAGGAAGACAAGAGTGCTCCAAACCAGCACCTAAACCAAGAACCATAGCAGGTATTCCAAGAACCGCAGATACTCGCTCTTCTGGCAATCTTCTAAGTCCAGTTAGATTCATTTCTTGTGGGGTCCATGTTAATGTAGTTACAGAAGTTGGAGAAGTAAATACTAATGGTTCTCCTCTCTTATCTCCCGTAAATCTATCAGAGAAATCTCTTTTAATTTTTTCTGCGTCTGTAGTTATTTGAGATGGGTTTCCAGTCATATTTGCTGGACTAATAATTACTCCTGGAACACCTAAGTTGGTAACAATAGATGCCGAGAAGTTAGAGGCTTCATCGTCTGTATATATTTCTCGCAAAAGAGAAGCTAATGGACTTAACCCTTTTGCCATATTATTTGGATCTATTCCAAATCTAAAATGAACTACGTCTTCTGTTGTGTATTCTACGCCTTTATTTAATCTACCATCTGGAGAATACAAATATCCAGAAATAAATTCAGTTGTGTTGCTTATAGGGGTCATTAAATGTTGTGGGCAATACCACAACTCAACTACTTCACCTATCTTATTACGAACTTTAATCCAGTATGCATTTCCTGCAATTGTTAAATCTGTTAATGTCGCTCCCCACAATAAAGTTCCGCTATAAAATCTATTAGGTCTAGATATCAATTTAAGCATGGGATGAGCTGTGATGGTTATTGTTTCATTAGTTTTTTTATCTGTATCTAAGAGTATTAATGGTGCTTCAGGAAAATTTCTTGCTATCCAGTTAACAGCAGACACTACAATACTATTGTTTAATCCACTTCCCACTTCTCTAGCATAATTTCTCTGAGATCTTGGCATCATTGACCAAGAAGTAGACATATTAGCAGCAGGATATTGAATTAAATTTTTAAAAACAGAAGAAACAAAGGAAAGTGCCTTGTTTGCCATATACCTCTACACACAAAAAAAGAGTAGCAATCTCTTGCTACTCTTATTGTATCATAAGCTAATTGTTAGTCTAAAACATTAAATTACTAGAATCAGGACTTAGTGCGAACCATGCATAATCAAAGGATCTTTTGACTAGTTCTGTAACTAGTTTACTTGGTAACGCATTTGGTTTTTCTGACGCTACTCTAAAGCTTTCTTTTGCTGCTTCAGTTGCCGATTTAATGTTATCAAGTATTTCTTCTTTAGTGAGTTGTTTACTAGCTTCTTCCATTGCTTTATTCAATTCTTCCATTCTTATTACTTAACTCCATTTTTATTTTGCTGCAAAAAATACTAAAATAAAACCACTTAATGACATATTTTTATATCCAAATTAAATCTACTCTTAAATCTCTCCTTGATTATATCACAATATGTCTCGCTTGTCTCTATTAAAATGAATTTACGACCATTCTTGTGTGCCATAATCCCAGTAGTTCCTGACCCAGCTAGGCAATCCATCACAACATCATCAGAATTACTCCAAGAGAGTATGTGGTCTTCTGCTAGTTTTTCGGGGAAGATTGCTGGGTGGTTGATTTTTTTGTTTGTATTTGTGTAACCCCACACATTGGTTTTTATTTTTGTGGGATTTGTAGTTGTATATTCTTCTCTGCTTCTAAAGGCTGAACCGCCTTCTTTATTAGACTTTCTCCTGGTTCTAGTTTGAATACAGGTGGACACTTCCCTAATGTGATTTACTGTATTGGGTTTACCTTTTGATAAAATAAACATAAACTCAAAACCTTGTTCATAACGATTGTGTGTAAGTGGAACTGGGTTTATTTTATTCCAAATCATCGTATCGTGCAGATTAAATCCTATCTCCTTAAAGTACAGAGCTTGTTTGAAAGATGTTCCTGTTTCACTTCCTTTGATTGTTGCATCTCCTACTACCCAAACCACTACTCCACCTTGCTTGGTTACTCTGAATAATTCTTTGGCAATTCCCTCAAAGTCAAAAGTGTAGCCATTGTATTTTCTTAAATTATCGTATGGAGGCGATGTAACAGTTAAATCAATAGAATTATCTTCTAGTGTTTTCATTACTTCTAAACAGTCACCTTGTATAACTTGGTTCATACTAAGTATTAAATCATTTTTTAAATACGAACTGTGTGCTGTCTTTAAGCAGTCTTCTTTTGTATTTATAGTAGTATTAAACCAAATGTCTGTTCCGTCTTCTGTTTTAATAGGGAAATATCTTCCATCTAAAGAAAAAGGCGCAGAAATTTTATAAAGAAAATGTTTACTATCAACACTAGAGATATAGTAATCATCATTAAGTTTTTCTAACTCTATACCATTAGGTAGTTTCAAGAAATTCCTCTATTTCTTTATAAGTAGAAAATAATATACTCCAAGCCATAAAACCACCATTATCGGTATAGACTTCTTCTAAACACCACTCTTCTTCATTTACAGGTGCTGCAAAAGCCCATAAATAATAAAAAATTGGCAAAGAATTATTAAAAAAAGCACGATGTTCGCAAAAGCCATATCCGTTTTTAATAGTAGTAATACTATTCTTACCACAAGATAACATTATTGAATTAACATCCTTGATATCTCAACTTCTTCATTATAATTATCACTAATATGTTTTCTTTCATCGGTAATATCAGAAAAAATAAACTCTTTAGCACGATTAAAAGTTGTAAAAATACGATAATATCCATGTTTATCATGATACCACGATTTAATAAATATAGGTTTATTCAATTTCCAAGAAATATATCTGGTATAAGAATCAGGTAAAACATCCATGCAAATAAGATAACCCTCAAATATAATCCAAGCAGGGTGTTTGGTTTCAGAATTAGGGCAAACAGTATCAAAGTCTTTCATGTAGCAAGCATACAACCAAACGAAGCAAAAGTCAATAGGCCAAAATTAATTTTGATAAAAATTTTTTATATAGTGTATAAACCTATATAGAATATATAGAAAAGATAGAAAAAGTAATGAAAACTTAAATCTCAAACTTACAACCCGAACAGACTACTTTTTCCCAAATCAACTTGTAGATAGTTGACCTAAATTTTGTATACAGACGATTTTTACCTCTGGTTGTGGTGTCGGGATTTTTTTAGAGATTTCTGATGTAATCTGAATTTGTAATAAGACATGGCTGATAGGCCGGTCGCCTACCATATTCGATTTTGCTATTCTATTTTGCAATAGTGAGGGTGAGGGTGAGGGTGAGAGGGCAAGGGCGACCTGAGGGCGAGAGGGCGAGAGGGTGAGGGTGAGAG